TGTAATCGGTACCATCAATGACTTCATTTTTCAAATCACCTTTAGTGAACATCATGTCGCCTTGTAAAACACCTTTGATACCTAACTTTGGTAAGTATCTTAATGCAACTTTAAGTTTTTTATTAAGACCTTCAGCTGGATGATTATTGTCAATATCTTTATCAGTATAATTTAACTTAGCGTTCTTCGCAAAAACACCTTTAGTTCCTACAAAGAATTTACCATTTTCTGGATTGATACCAGCAAATACGGCAGGTGCACCGTCCCATTTTGTGGTGATATTTACTTTTGATTCAGCATGGCCTGCTAACATATCTCTTAATGCTCGGAGAAAATTAATAGCATCTCGTGTGCCAGCTACACCACGATTTAATACCTCATCTTCAATATGCTCAAGATGAACATTTTTATTTTCTTTTGATTCTTCTAGGTATTCTGCGAATTTCATTTCTTAATTCCACGATAGAGTAATTTAAGTCCTACAAATGAACCTAATTTACCTTTTGGTTTTGCTCTTCTAAATTCTGAATCGGAACGAATAGTCATCAATAATGTAACTGTTTGTGTCTTTGTTGATAAGTCAATAAACCATTCTTGCACAGATTGTTTATTTAGATACGCCTTGGCTTTTATAACTTTTGGTAATATCTCAACTAACGGATCACCAGCAACTTTGTATTTGTCACGAATAGCTTTAACAAGTATCAAAGGAACTTCAACATCTTTTTTCTCAAGTCTAAACTCTTGATTAATCCAATCTTTAGTAGCTTTCAAATCTTTATTAATAACTGAACATAATTTTTCACGGCATATTTTGTTCATAACACCATACAGTTCATCAAACTTTTTAGGATTGGCTTCAAAGAAGTCAATCATCTTTTCAATGAGCATTGGATTTGCTTTAGTAGCATCTTTTGTACCAACACTTGTAAAATAATTATCTGCATTGATAGACTTTGATAAACCAGGTATTTTAGAATACACATCTTTCCAAAGTTCTTTTTTTAAGTCTGATACGGCTCTTGGTGCTGATTTTAACCACATCGGTTTTGTTAATGTAGTTTTAACATAACTGTTTAGTTTTGGTTCTGCTGATGATTCAGAACCAGCCTTTAGTGATACACCAATACTTTTAGGTTTTTTGGTTTTATCTTTGAAAAAAATAAAAACATCACCTGCATGGTTACCTGGAATACCTTGTGGTTTTTCACGGTAACCCCACATGACCTTATCAATAGGTCTTTCTTTGTGCATATCATAAAGATATTGTAAAATAGCATATGCGTTTTGAATCTTTTCTTCACGCATATTGGGTCTGATTCTATCAATCAGATTAATGAATTCTTTACCTGCTTTTAGATTACTTTCGGTAACAAATGTCTTACGGGACTTCGGTGTCTTTAAGTCAATAGAACGAATCATCTGCTCTAAAGCTTCAGGACTTCTTGGTTTAAGGCCATTATTAAAACAGAGTGCTGGGAACAATTCTGTAATTGTAGAATTGACCGTTGTCTGTTGACCGCCCGATAAGTAAGATATTGCCATTCAAAATCCTTGTAATAGTGTATTTATGCTAACACAATTACCGAATAATGTCAAGTTCTTTGCCAGAGGTCCAAACTTCAATCTCCGTTCTTATTCTATTCTCTGCTTGTAGTGATTCAAACCTTGTTGTTGCCTTGCGTTTCCACCAGTCTATAATAGCGTCCAGATGGTGTTTATCATAGTTTTCTTTATCAGGAATGAGTTTATCTGTCTTGCCCATAACAACATCTGCAAAGTTAGAGAACCCATAGTTTGAGGCATAATACCTTTTCTTTTCTGTAAGATTTAAGGCATTAGTAATGGTCGCCATAAACTTCTTATATTCAGGTTCACCTTTGAGAGCCTGTTTAGTGAGTGATATTATCTTATTTGATATTTTAAGTTTACGGGAAGAGGCGTCTGCCGGTACGATTTCACCTAGAATATTTTCAACATAATTCTTGAGGTCTTCATATGGTTTACCGTGCATCATTGGTAAGAATTCTGAATCTGTTAACCCTTTGAATCGTAAATATGGTTTCATACCATCATACTGTGAAGATGATTTAGATGAACCATATAAACTTGTTGTTTCAAATAAACAAGTATTCATATCATACTTTTTATTCAACATCTCACGGACTTCATGTGAACAACAAATAGCTGCCAATAATTTACCACCAAGGTAATTAAAACCAAATGGTTGTGCCGGCACTATCACAAAACCCATAATAGATGTTTTATTAAATGATTTAGCACCTTCAACTGTTTGTGAGAATACACCGCCAAGCATTTCATTACGAGGTCTCATGTTGATAACTGGAGAACCTAGGCGAATAAAACCTACCCATTTACCAGTCTTTTTCTCTAATATAGCCAAGCGTAAATTACGGCCAGGAATACTGGTCATATTTGAATGAGATGAAATCATATTGAGGTAGATGTCCCAATTTTCTTGGGACAAATCTACAAGTTCAAACTCCATATCATTTGGGTGTATGGTGAAGTCTGAAAACAAATCTTCTTCTGGTCCCATACCAGGCAAGACCATAGGTCTATCTGCTAATGAGTTTAGTTTCTGGTCACGAATGTAATCATCAATTCTTTGAAATCTATCAAAATAATTAGAGAAAACATTAGCACAATGTAGTGCTTGTTCTTTATTCAAACTCAAACTTTGAACCCTTCAAATTTTTTATTATAACTTCGTTCACGGTTACCAAAACTATTCAATGGTTTATCATCATCTTGACCAGAATCAGCAAGGTTATTTTGTGCTGTTACTTCAGCATCATACAACCTCATCTTTGCACGGTCAACACCGATTACAAATCGTTTATAATAACTTGGGTCAGAATAACGATTCTTTAATTGTTTAACAAGGATTTGGTTAAGCCCTTCAAGTTCTTCATTGGTCACCAAAGCAAACATAAAGTCAGCTGTTGCTGGTAGACCAAAAGATTCAGAGGTGTCCTCAAGGCCAGGATCGGAGTTTGTAAAACCTGACCTTGTTGTTTGGGTTGCGGACACAATTGGCACATTATTCTCTACGGCAAGACCACGAAGTTCTTCAGCGATAGACTTGATATAGGAATAAGTATTCACATTAGCACCAGGTTTAACTCGTGCTGAGGTACAGATATTAAGATAATCAACAAAAATAATATTAGGCACAAAACCTTTTTTAAGTTGAAGTTCATTGATAAGAGCTCTGAAGTGTAACACAGAGGCAGCTGCCGTTGGATATTCTTTGATGATAAGTTTACCATCTGTTTTAGCTCTGACAGTATCAAACTTACGGCTATAATCTTCTTTAGATAATGTATGAAGTTCATTCAGATTAATATTTAGCAAATTAGCATCAATACGCTCTGCAATCTTTTCTTCAGCCATTTCCATAGTGATATACAATACATTCAGGCCTTGTGCAAGAGCAGCGGCTGACATATGACACATAAAGAGAGATTTACCAACACCAGTTCCTGCCAAAACAATGTTTAATGTTTTAACTGGCAAACCGCCTTTGGTAATCTTATTGAATAAATCTAGGTCAAAACGAACACGAGATTCTACTGCATGATAAGAATCATAACGAGCATCTGAATCATTGATATAATCGTGACCAACATTATTGTTAAATGTTACACCAAGAGCATCACTTAATAATTTAGGAATTTCACCTTTTGATTTCTTGGTATTTTTATCATCAAGGATACCAACAGATTCCATAATAGCATTATAGATGGCTTTATCTTGGCAAAACTTTTCTGTTTGCTCAATGAGCCATTGTGTTTCAGTTGGTTCATTTTTAACAAGGTTGATTTCTTTGAGAAGGTCAATTGCACTAGATACTTCACCTTCAGTAAGTGATTTCTTTTCTGTAAAATTAATTACAAGAGCTTCGTGTGTTGGTGGGTTTTTATATTTGTGAATGAATTCAAATACTTCACGGAATACTAAGCGTTCACTATTATCTGAAAAATATTCTGCACGAATAAAAGGTAAAACTTTTCGTGTAAAATCTTCATTATAAATCAGGTTCTTGAGTATCGTCTGTTCTAGTCTGTTCATCGTGTGGTTGTTTCGTCAATAATATTTCTGATAAGATGTCACCCATAATGGTATGCAATTTTTCATCATTTGTCAAGGTGTCAATGTCGTGTTCACCTGGATTTACAATAGTATAACCGAATTGTAGTCTGGCAATTTCACCTTCTTCAACAACTCTAGCTTTGTGGTAATGGTAAAGGACTCCTTTATATTCTTCTATAAGAA